AAATGGTAATAAAAAAGGGGACGACCTCAGCCGCCCCCAAACTCCTGACACAGAGTTATCTCATCTTCATGCAAGTTGACTCTGCTAACACTTTCCAGTTGTTAACACCAGTCACTTTGAATAAGTCAGCAATCTTAAGAGCCATTCTCATTGAGATTTCTCTAAGTTTGTGAGCATTCTCTTCCATGAAGTCAAAGATTTCTTTATCTTGACCATCGTTGAAGTCGTAGTCAGAAAACAAACCACCTTCACAATCTCTGTCTACTTGTTTGATCCTAAGCATCTTATCTCTATCACTATCGATAGTAAGATTTAAGAAGTGACACCTTGACTGAAGGGCTTCTAAGTGATCCTGCAACTTCTTAGACTTGATGTTCTCAAACTTCAAGTTAGTAATGAAGATACATGAACCTTTGAACTCAAAACTGTTTGGAATACCTTCTCTGTTAAGAAGACTAGAATCAGAGTTCCAGCAAATCCTTCTGCTTTTACCTGAGTCAAGGGCTGCCTTAAGAATGTTAAGAGCAAGATCGTCCTGAAATACAGAGTCACAGTCATCAAACACTAAAACATTTTTAGCATCAGAGTACTTGTAAAGAACTGCATAAAGTCCTAATGCAGTCATTGCACCCTTAACAACTTCATACCTAGTTCTGCTGTTAGTCAGTTGATCGAATAATGAAGCCTTCTCCATTTGTTGCTCAACACCATAAGATTTACCTACTCCAGGAGGACCTGAAACAATCATTGCTCTAATGTCCCCTGCGATAGTAGCCTTAGCCATATCGTCTAAGATGTTGAATCTAGTTTTGATTCTGTCCATTGCTTCTTCATCAGTCTCAGTGACTACTGGAGCAAGTTCTAAGTTAGCATTTGCCATAACAGGTTTGTCAGTTCCCCATGTGATGTCGTTAATGTTATTAACTTTAATTTTAACATTAGCAATTTGAACTTGGGGAAACTTACCGTCATTTTTGACAGTAACAAACCCACCTCGTTTGCCTTCTGCATAACCTTTAACCAATTCAAATGATTGATTAACGATTGGTTGATTTCTGTACTCTCCGTACTTTACTGTGATAGTCTGTGTCATATTTAACTCCGTTGTGTCAGTTGTCGTTATAATGTAATTATACTACCTTTGGGTAGCAATGTCAAGCCTTTGGGCAAACTTTTTTGAATTATTTTTGTTTGCTTTTTTACTTTTCATACTATCTATTATACGGTAAAAGGACCGAAATGTCAAGCCTTTTTTCCATTATTTTGCCATTATTTCGCCTATAAGAATCAATAGGTTACGACTAATCTACTTGGATATCTTCCATTCCTGCAGTTCTGAGACGGACAATATGCCCCATTTGCCACTGTTTTGCGTCTAATCCTTTCATTATACCCAGATACTTGTTTCTAAGTAGGGCTACTTCGTTGATAAGATACTCAAAGTCTATCACTTCATCTTCACCATCTACATACTTTTCAGCATCACGTGATGTCAAGGCTCGTTGATATTTCTCTAAGTATTTTTGAAAGTGTGTTCTGCGGATCTTACGTAGTTTGATATTAAGAAGGTTGAGCACCGCTTCAATCTCTTGTAGTTGATTGAAACGGTGTTCGGTTATGCCCGGTAGTGCTGATATATGTTTCTCAACATAACCAGATACCATACAATCCTTTTTACTAGATGATAGTTCAGTTTCGTAATGTGCAATGAAGTCAGGTATTACTGACAGATCATGGCTAATACGTGTATACCAATTCAAGTAATACTCCTAGTCCCAATCATCATCGGTAGAATCATCATAGTCGTCCTCATCCTCTTCCCAAACTTCATCTTCGTCCTCTGAAAAGTAAGATAAGGCTTCTTTGATTTTCTTGTCATCTTTAAAGGCTTTCTTAATTTCTTGTGCAGACATTCCTTCGTCAATCAAGTGATTAACTAATACATCTGCCGCTTCATGGATATCACCATCTTCGATTGAAGGTTTGATAACTACCCATACTCTAGCCAAATCATTCAAATTCATATGCTATTCCTCTACTGTCTCTAATGCATCTTCCTCAGTATTTACTTTGTCCATTGCACTTTTAACTTCAGAGTATTCTGCCATAAGATTATCTAAACAACCATCTTCGTTTGCTTCCCAAGGCTTTCTAAACTTGAGAACTTCTTCACCTGATTGAGTGATGTACTTCAATCGATTGCCTTGCTTAGTTAACAAGCCTGATTTCTCAAACAAGTCAACAAGACCTGAATAAGGATTCATACCTGTCTCATAAGGAATCTTCACTTGCACACCCTCGAAAGGTTTTGCATAACGAGTCTTCATTACTTTACAGCCTGCACGAATACCTCTTACTTCAGAGATTTTATTCCCTGCCGCATCTTCTTTCAGTTTCATCTTCTTCATAGCAACAACAATACTTGATGCATAGATAAAGCCTTGACCACCTGATATTTTATCATCTGGGTCAAACATATCTTGTGATGCATATGTATGATTAGTTGCAACAAGTCCAACGTTATAACTTCCGAACATGTTAACAGAGTTTCTGACTAATGATGTCAGTGCCTTGGGCTTACGACCCATGTCACCTTTCATGTCACCTTTGTCAAATTGATCAACATCGGTTGGTGTCAACATCATACCTAATGAGTCAATTACAAATAACACTTTAGGACGTTCTTCTTCTGCCATGTCTTTGTAATCTTTCATAAAGAGTGATATAGTTTTTGCTACATCGTCAATCATACTCATACTAAGTTTAAGTAACTTCTCAGGACTAGTATCAACTTGCAAGGCTTGTAGCCATGCTTCATCAAGTGCATTCTCTGTATCAATTAAGACCACAAAGATACCTTGTTCTTGTGCTGATTTAACTATGTTACCTGCCGCAAAGTATGATTTACCTGCGCCTGATTCACCTGCAAAGACTGTTACCTTACCTAAAGGAACACCCTGATGGAAGTCACCTGAAATAAGATAGTTCAATGCATATGAACCCGTTGAGATCCAATCAGTTGGATCGTTGAAACCTATCGACAAGCCGTCGATGGATTTGGTTATGTCTTTCCTAAATTTGGAAACGTCAAATGGTTTAGCCACGTTTACTCCTATTGATTAGATTGTTTGTTGTTAATTCTACTAGAGTTAGAAGGTTTTTGCAAGATTTCTGGGCAGGCTTCAGCCATATCATCTAAATCAAAATCAGCAGGGAAATGTCTCAGTGCGGCTCTTGCCCTATCTCTGATAAGACTAGGTACACGCGGAGTTTTGCCTGGATCGCAAAGTTCTTCTAATAATTTCTTCCCTTGTTTAAGGGCTCTAAATCTTTCGTTTGGTAGTGTCATTGTTTTTCTCCTACAAATGTGGGGGAGTTTCCTCCCCCAGACTCGCAATTCTTACGAATTGTTTTGTCTTGCACGGATCATTGCTAGAATGTCTTGTGCTTTATCACTAGATGGTTCAGAACTTTCTGCTGGAGCCGCTGAAGGAGTTTCTACTGCGGGTGCAGTTTCAACTACTGGTTCTGCGACTGGAGCAGATGTCTCAACTGCGGGTGCCGGAGCACTTGAAGTTGATTCATCATTCTTTTCCGCGTTTGCGGGTGCATCTACGCCAAATGGACGATAGTAAGCACCGAACTTGTCAGTATCGTATGGACGACCATCTACTGATGCCTCGAACATTTCTTTAATGACTCTGAGTTCTGACTCACTTGGCTTCTTAGGTAAGAAGTCTGCTAAGTTGAATAGACCATTTGCTTCAATAGCCGCTTGTTCTACATCAGTTAGAGCAGATTCTTTTCTAGACCATGAAGATGTTGAATAATCAGCATATTGACCTTTCGTAGTTTTTCTGATATTAAAATCAAGACCACGCATTAAGTCAGTTGGCAATTCTTCGATCTCTGGATCCATCAATGAACTTTTGATAGTTTGAAAGATTTGAGGTGAAATAACAAATCTACGAATAGGATTCGCAGGGGTGTTGTCTTCCCCAATTGGGTTTTGACGTACAAAGCCTTGAAAGATGTATGAACGTTTCTTCCAATATTTGTTCGCCATTTCTTTTAGAGTTTCGTCTTTGTACCAAGGACGAACTTCTGCAAGTACGGGACAGTTCTCACCGAACATTTCTACGCACGGTACTTGAACTGTTACTTGTCTCACATTTGGATCACCTTTCACGCCATTAAACGGAAGTTTAATAACTTGTCTCTCTATCCAAAAGAACGAATTGTTTGAATCCGCATCGGGTAAGAAACGTAGTGAGCAAGATGCTCCTTCGTCCATTTTCCAATGAGGGAATATCGCTCCGTCAGATGTTGGATACTTAGATCCAGATGATTTATTTTCTTGTGCCGCGAGACGGGCACGGATGTCTGCTAGACTGGCCATAATGTTTTCTCCTTTAATGTATGCCTAAGTTTAGTTCTATATGTGTTGTCGCAAGACCGAAGTCTCACTAGTTTAGTTTTGTTAAAAACATGACACATGAATCTATTATACACTAATATCTTCCTATGTCAATAAGTATTTATGCCTGATTTACCCATTTATAAAAAACTTATAAGAGTGCGACCTTCAAGTTTAGGGACCTGAGTAACAACAATCTCTTGTTCATATGCATCTCTAGGATTAATTAGAGTTTTGGCTCCAAATTCATAAATACTAGTGCGAACTATACTTACGATTAAGGAATACATTATTATGCATATGAGACTATTAAAAGTCGCACTAATTTTATTTAGTGTCGGATTTTCCAGCCAAAACATTTTTGCACAGGCAACTGGAACCTGTACAGCGGGTACCGAGAATTGTGAGGCTAGTACTTCAACTAGTACTACCACAAATACAAATAATAACACTAGTACCAATACGAATACGAATACAAATACTAACACTAGTACCAACACCAATACAAATACTAACAACAATACCAATACAAATACAAACACCAATACCAATACAAATACTAACAACAATACCAATAACAATACAAACACCAATACCTCAACCAATACCAACACCAATACGAACACCAATAACAATACTAATAACAATACCAGTACTTCGACTAATACTAACAACAACACAAATACTAACAACAATACCAATAACAACACTAGTACCTCAACCAGTAACAATACCAACAATAACACGAACACGAATAACAACAC